ATTCCTTTAACCGAGCGATGCAAAGAGGACGCAAAGAGAATCCGACAAAAGGGCGCCCACGCTGCTAACAAGGCGAGACGCGAGAAAGCGAACCTGAAAGAGACGACAGAAACGCTTTTGGCTCTGGAGCTGCCGGACAGCAAACTCAAGGATCAGTTAAAGGAAATGGGCGTTGATCCGACGATGGGGCAAGGTCTCGTCATGAGTGCGTTGCTGAAAGGCATTCAGCGCGGCGATCCAAAGGTGATTGAGTTGTTCGCAAAGCTGATGCAACAAACAGCGTCGCCAGCCGACAAGAAAGAGCAGAAAGCGCGTACAGAGCGCATGAAGGCCGAGACCGAGAAGATCAAGGCAGAGACGGCACGAAAGGACGGGACAGCAGACAAAGAGCACGCTCATTCGCAGACGGTCGCCATTGCCGAGATGATCAATAACCCGGAGGCGGAGCGAGTTTTAGCCGACTTCCTGACGCCGAGAAAGGACGAAGAGAAAGAGGGTGAGGGCGAATGAGTGTAGTGCAGACGTCTAAACTGATCCCTTACGCTCAGATCAACACGAAACAATCCAATTACATCATCCGCTCGCAGGTGGCATGGCTGAACGTGCTGGAGGGCGGCAAGCGGTCAAGCAAGAACATTACAAACCTGATCGCATGGGCGATGTCGCTTGAGACTCATCCTGATAAGTTGCATCTGGCTGCCGGATATACGCAAGGCACGGCCAAAATGAACATTATCGACTCCAACGGCTTTGGTTTGAAATGGATATTCGCTGGGCGATGCCGTGAGGGACTGTACCAGAACATCGATGCGCTTTACATCAACACGCCGACGGGACAGAAAATTGTACTTGTTGCCGGGGGCGGCAAGATCAACGACTTAGCGAGGATTAAGGGGTTCTCATTGGGCACGGTGTATATCACCGAGGTCAATGAGTGCGCTATGCCGTTCGTTCAAGAATGTTTTGACCGGACGCTTGCATCTGGAAGACGTCAAATCTTCATGGACTTGAACCCAAAGCCTCCGCGCCATTGGTTTTATCTGGACGTTTTAGACTTCCACATGGAGCGGCAAAAGAGTGATCCGACATACGGCATGAATTACGCTCACATGACCATTGTCGACAATATGAGCCTGACAGACGATCAGCTTAGGCGTGAGCTTGCGACATATGACAGAGATTCGCAATGGTTCAAGCGCGACATCTTAGGATTAAGAACAAGCGCATCCGGTCGTATCTATGAAGGTTACAGCTATAAAGGCATGGCCGTCACGCGAGAGTGGGTCAAGAAGCAGTTCTTCATTGATTTTTCGGTCGGCGTCGACGTCGGAGGCACTGATGCAACAGTGGCAACACTGAACGGATTCACCGCCAATTATGACACGGTGGTTGGCGTTGATGGGTATTACCACAAGCAGGGCATCGACAGCGGCAAGGATCACGCGCAATACGCTGCCGAGATCGCAAACTTTATCCTGCCGTGGACGAAAGTCTATCCGAGGTTGGCAGCTAGTTATGTCTTCACTGAGGCCGCAGATAAGCTATTCCGTCAAGCGTTAAGGAAGGCTCTAGATGATATTGGCTTGCAAGGCATGACAATCACGCCGTCATACAAGAAGGATGGAATCCTTGACCGCATTAACACGATGAGAATTCTCATCAATCAAGGCCGTAAAAAGATGGCTGAGCACATGGCGGAATGGTTCCAAGCGTATGAGATGGCCGTGTGGGACGTTGACAAGTACGCCGATAAAGAATGGGTGCGAGTCGATGACGGGAGCTATCCCGTCGACTGTTTAGACAGCGACGAGTATTCAATTCAACCGTTCAAACCGAGATTGATTACAGGGGGATAACGAATGGGTATCGTTGATAAATTCAAAGAGCGTATTGCGGCATGGCTTAACATAACACAGATGCCGTCAAGGTCAATCACGGTGCAGGAGCTGTACGGGTACGAGGCGAACGTCATGAAGAACCGCATTCTGTACCGCGGCGATCCTTCCGAGATCGAGCAGTTCTTTCATCAGGTGGCGCATGACAAGGTTGCTCGAGCGCGTTTCTGGGCGTCGTCGCCGAGCAAGGGCATGAACATCCGGAAGATTCATTCAGGGCTTCCGAGCATGATTGTGAACACGCTCACGGATGTTGTCATTGCTGACTTTCTAAGCGTCGAGATTGGCAACAAGAAAGGCGTGAACGAGGAAGACGTCAAGGCTTGGCAAGAGATTGAGAAAGAGAACCGGTTAAAAAGCCTGCTATCTAAGGCGGTGCAAGAAGTGCTTGTCACGGGAGACGGAGCTTTCAAAATCAGCTTCGACACCGACTTGTCGCAATATCCAATCATCGAGTTCTTCTCTGGGGAATATGTCGATTACAAGTTGAATCGCGGACGCGTCGAAGAGATTATCTTTTACAGCCGATACGGCGACGAAAAGAAGACGTATACGCTCGCCGAGACATACGGCAAAGGGTACGTCAATTATGAGCTGCGCAACGCCTCCGGCAAGGTCGTTGCGATGGACAAGGTGAAAGAGCTTGAAAGTCTGGAGAACGTCACATACGACGGCGCAGACTTCATGCTCGCCGTTCCTCTCAAGATATATGACTCACCGAAATGGGAAGGTCGCGGGTGCTCGATCTTCGATAGCAAGACGGACGCATTCGACGCATTGGACGAGACTGTCTCGCAATGGCAAGACGCCATCAGGCTTGGACGCATCAAGCGTTACATCCCGGAGTCGATGATCCCGCGTGATCCTGACACGGGCAAGATGATGTCTGTTAATCCTCTTGACAACCAATTCACAGCCATGAGAGAGCCGATGAACGAGAACGGACAATCTCGCATTCTCACAGAGCAACCTGTTATCCAATACGAAGGATATCTCGGGAGTTACATCAACAACCTTGACATGTGTCTTCAAGGTCTGATCTCTCCGTCAACATTAGGCATTGACACGAAAAAACTAGACAATGCGGAGGCGCAAAGGGAGAAAGAAAAGACAACACTGTACACGCGGCAGAAGATTCTCTCCGTCTTGCAAGAGGTCATCCCGGAGCTTGTGAGTGTAGCGCTCAACGCACACGCAACACATCAGCGAAAGGCACCGAAAGAGTACGACGTCAATGTCGAGTTTGGGGAATACGCGAACCCATCATTTGAAGCGCAAGTTGAGACGGTCGGCAAGGCAGCGACGACAAACATCATGAGCATTGACGCGCAGGTCAAGACGCTTTGGGGAGACACTCAAGACGAGGAGTGGATCGAGAAAGAGATCGAGCGCATCAAGATGGAAAAAGGAATCATGGTTGTCGATGAGCCTAGACCGCATGGTTTCGCTCCGGAGGAGGATATGTTAGATGACATGGATCGACTGGATAATGAACGTATTGATCGAGATGGAGCTAGACCTGTTCGAGTCAATGAAAAGGAACCTCAGCCGTCACAGAGCCGAGGAAACACGGGAGGGGTTCAAGTGGACCCAATGGCAAGCGATTCAGACGAAGAGCTTGAGACGGTTAAGAAAAAGCCTTAGTCGGAGAGTCAACCGGGCATTCAATGAGATTTCTCCGGTCATTGAGCGAGAGATCGAGCAAGCGTTCATTGACGGCGCGGACACCTTCGACAAAGAGATCGTTGATGCTTACACGCAAGCGGGCGAGCGTGTGCCTTGGGAATATCTTCCGACGGCAGAGACGCCGCCGGCGCCTCCGTGGAGGGTTGCGGTCGTTCCAACAAAGCCCGGCATCAGAGCGCCAAAAATCCGAGAGGGTTCGGCCTTAGATCAGGCAAGACACGTTGAAATCAAGCTAGAGCCTCCGGGAGATAACACGTTCTTTCAGGTCAACCGCGACCGTTTAGAGATCGTGCTTAACGATGTGAAGCGCGACATGAATCTTGCGCGTTACGGCGCGGCACAACGAGCGGGGGCGATCTATGAGGATATCATCAAGCGCGCCGATGTCATGTTTCAGACAGGGAGTTACACGTTACAACAGGCCGTCGAAAAGGCGGCACAGGAAGCGGCGGACAAGGGCCTGAACGCCATCGAGTATAAAGACGGGCGGCGTGTCAATGTTGCGTCATACGTCGAGATGGCGCTTAGAACGAGCGCAAGGCGAGCGCAAATGACCGCCCAAGGCGCAAAGCGGGATCAATGGGGGGAATACCTTGTCATCTCTCCAACGCTTCATAGCACGTGTCCAACGTGTCAGCCGTGGCAAGGGAAGGTGCTTATCGATGACGTGTTTGCTAACGGCAAGCCTGACGGCAAGCATCCGCTGTTAAGCGAGGCGATCAAGCCTCCGAGTCACTTTCTCGGACCTAATTGCAGACATCCCATTTCTACATTCTTCGAAGGGATCACGGAGATTCCGACGGCATCGCCTTGGGATAAGACGAGAACCAACTATGAGGCGGAAGAGAAACAACGATACATCGAGCGGAACATACGTATGTGGAAGCGTCGACTTCAGATGTCGCTCACACCTGAAACAACGATGAGCGCAAAGGCAAAGATAAAAGAGTGGCAGGATCGCATGAGAGAACACCTGCACGACAATCCACAGTTGCGACGCAATCCGCATCGCGAGGAACTGTTAGGAATCGTACAAGCGGAGGTGGAGGCATCATGATATTCACAGTTACGCATGAACTTGATTACGTCATCTTAAGTAATGACGAGCTAAACGTGTTCGGGTATGGTCGCACTATCGAAAAGGCAAAGATAATGCTTGAGGAAGATTTAACAGAGCGCAACCAACAAGTTGATCGCATTGTATATCAGATAACCGAGGCGGACGGCACGGAGCAGTGGATATGCGAATACCTTGACCTTAAAGGGTGTATCGGTGTTGGCGACACGTACGACGAAGCCGTAAAAGAGGGAGAAGCAAATAAAGCAGTATGGCTTAAAACGGATCAGGAAAAGCGCAAGCTTGCAAGTAGCCGTGCATAGCCTTTAGCCGTTTACAACTTAATTACAAGGGCGTCCGAGAGGGCGCCTTTTTTTATGCCGGCGCAGGCGACGAAAGGTTGCTCCTTACCTTTTCGTGACGGTTCAAGTCCGTCAGCCGGCATCCATGCCGACGGGCAATAAACGGGAATTAAGCCGACGGGCGTTAAACGGGAGGAAAACCACATGAGTAAACAAGACGTGGGAAACGCTGTTGAGCAGGTCGGCTCCGAGATATCGGGAGCCGAACAGGCGCTCGAACAACAGCAGACAGCCGACAGTCAACAAGTCGAGATCAACATGGAAGAGGTGGCGCGCATCGGCACCGAGCGATCAGTACGGGCAGAGCGGGCAGCCATCACGAATTACTTCCGGGATCAGGGATTAACAGAGGAAGAAGCGAAACAGGCGTTCGAGAAGTTCAGGACGGATCGGGAGGCGCAGCGTGAGGCGGATAAGAACGACCTCACAGCCTTGCAGAGACGAGTCGAAGAGTACGAGAGAAAAGAGAGCGAGATTCTGCGCAAGGCGAATCGTCGACTCGTAAGAGTCGAAGCGAAGGAGCAAGCGATTGCGCTTGGCGTTAGGGTTGATCGCTCCGATTACGCGGTAAGACTTGCCGATCTCTCGAAAGTCGAGGTAGACGAAAACGGGGAAGTCGATGAGTCGGCGGTCCGTGAGGCGCTCGAACAAATCTTGAACGACTTCCCTGAATTGAAGGTCGCTTCTTCAAGCGAAGACGGTCACGGATTCAAGCTCGGTTCTCCGGGGCAGAAGCAACAACCGGGAACGTCTGAACAAGTCGCCAAAATTTTTGGCAACACA